CTCCAGCTATAATTGCTCACCCCCTTGCTAATCGCGAAGGCTACGTTACTACACAATAGTTCTCACAGAATTGGAAGTTCTAAGAGACTAAGTTCGTTTGCGCGACCGTCAAGACAACACTGTCGATAGACCGAATTCCATATATCGACTTACACAATGCTCAACAACCAAATTATTGGTTCGTTCCCCTATCTCGCTCAACCCCTGACGAATAGGAAAAAGACTGATATCGAAGAAAATCCAGTTGCTCAATTCAGCATCAAAGCTATTGACAACGCTCTCTATCGAATATTATCAGAAGAAGAAGCCAATGAAGTTATTCATGGCTACCGCCGCTCCCCTTTCAATGAAGACTCACTCAAAGTCGACATTGCAAAACTCAATTCCGAAGAACATCATGTTCAGAAGGACATTCACTATGAAGCAGCAATCTCTCATGTTCTTAAACTCATCAATGACTAAGCACAATCTTTACACAGAAGCATTCTTTATCACTCGAAAGCACATCCATCGGATAAAAGACGGATTTACTCACTCAGAGAAAAATCACGACTACCGATACTGGAACACCGCCTTTGCAAGACAACATCTTGTTAAGACTGACGGCGAAGACAAAGTCCGACTCGTTTTTGGCGCTCCTTTTACCCTCCTCACCTCAGAACTCATGTTTATATGGCCTCTACAGGTCCATTTACTTACTATGACAGGAAAGAAAAACTTTATGTTATGGAAATATGAAACTATGCTTGGTGGCTGGTACCGCCTTCGAAATTATTTTGCGACTCACGCACCCCGATCCGACACCATCGTCACCCTCGACTGGTCCGGCTTCGACCGATACGCTAGACACTCAGTGATCAGAGATATCCATCAAAGGATTATCCGACCTATCTTCACATTCGATGAAGGTTATCATCCCACAAGGACTAACCCGACTTATGAAGACGCTGACCGTATCAAACCAAGACTTGAAAATCTTTGGTCCTGGATGACCGATTCCGTTCTTTCAGTTCCATTACTTATGCCAGACGGCACTATGATTAGATTCATTCACTCCGGCATCTTTTCAGGCTACTTTCAGACTCAGATTCTCGATTCCCTCTACAATATGGTTAAAATATTTACCATTCTTTCACGTATGGGCTTCGACTTAGACAAAATTGTACTCAAAGTACAAGGAGACGATTCTATAATCGCTCTACTATGCTGTTTCTTACTTATCGTGACATCGTTTATGACACTCTTCAAGCAATATGCAAGCTACTACTTTGGCGCAGTTGTTTCCGACAAGAAGTCGAACATCCAAAAAGGACTCGACGACGCAGAGGTTCTCAAATACCGTAATAAAAATGGTATTCCTTACAGAGACCGATGCTCCTTGCTCGCACAACTTCGACACCCTGAGAGATCTATCACTCCAGATGTAACTATGAGTAGATGCATTGGTATCGCTTACGCTGCATGCGGACAAGATCCCCTTGTCTACGCAGTTTGCGAAGATGTTTATCGATTCCTCGAACGAGAAGGAGTTACTCCTAATCGTAAATCGTTGGACCTATACATGTCCCAGAGACTTGGTCCATTCGGCGAGAAATTCGACTACTCAACTGATCAGTTCCCGACTTTTTATGAGACGGTTACACATCTGTTGGACAACGAAAGACCTCTCGAAAACAAGCATTGGCCTTTAGACTATTTTAATGGTCTACCAGGACAATCTTAATTCGTATGTTTTTTTGTATTTTCTTATTTAATTCTTTAAAAAAAAAAATACAAAAAAACATACGAATTAAGATTGTCCTGGTAGACCATTAAAATAGTCTAAAGGCCAATGCTTGTTTTCGAGAGGTCTTTC